AGAAACATCAGACCAAATTGATAGTTCTAAAGCAAAAGCAAAAGCAGCAGCACTTAAAGTATACACTCAATTTAAACAATACATAGAAGATTACGAAATATCAGACGCATCTCCAGCAGGAGTTTATGGTAATATTTACTTGTGGGTAATGTTTAATGATTTAGCAAAAGACTATACAGCACCAAAAGGAGGAACTCAATCATCTCAATTTGAAACAATAGACGAAGAAGAAGTACACGGTAAAGAAATAGTAATAACAGCGGGAAGTTTACAAAACGCACTTACTTTTATAGGTAGAAATTTAAAAAGTTTATCTAGTTCTATGTTATCTAGATTACTAAATATACTTAAATTATCAAATATTAATGATTTTCCTTATAACGTAAAAGACTTAAAATCAAAATTAAAACAAATGACTCCAGAAGAAGCTAAAACTTTTGGATTAGAATTAAATAAATTCCGTACAGACATGAAAAGAAAAAATATAAGAGAAACAACAATAGTAAGTAAAATGACAGATTTAGGCACAGCAGGTGACATTGCAAAAGCCGCAGGTACAACAAAAGACGCAGTAATGGCTGCTATAGCAGCTGCTAAAAAAACAGGAGACGAAGTAACAGTAGCTGAACAAGATTTAGAAGATTTAACATTCGAACCTGAAGACATGGACAACCCAGATGAGGACTTAGTTATAATTGGTTCAGCAGCTTTAGACATTGAAAATCCTGGAGAACGTCCTTCAATGACTAATGGTGAATATGCAGCAAAAGGTCAAGAATTTATTGATAGACGTTTTAAGGGCAATAAAGCAGCTGCTTTAAAGTACATTTATAAAAGAATTAATGAAGGAGAATTTACTAACGATGTAGGTAAAGACGATTATGTTGATGATGAAGGTAGAATGGCAAAATCACAAATGTATAAAACAGGTAAATATGCTATGAAACTTCATGATATGCTTGATGATATGGAACAATTACCAGCATGGGTTCAAGCTAAATTAACAAAAGCATCAGATTATTTATCTGCAGTTTACCATTATTTAGATTATGAATTTGTAAGACGTGATAGTAACTTAATGGAACATGTAGACAAACATAAAAAAAGAAGCATGTTAATGGAAGGTGCCATGAAAAAATTCTTTGAAATGTTTGACCAAGGAAAAACAGACGAAGAAATTGTCTTAGATTATGCTCAAAAAGGAACAACAGTTCCAGAACCATTTGTTACTAAAGCAAGAAGACAATATGAAGGAATGAAAAAAATGAAACTTGAATTAGAAATGAGTGAAAAAGAATTTAGAAATTCCTCAGAAAAAATGGTTAACAACGCTGAAGAAGGAATGGAACCAGGAATGGATGAAAAAAAATTAGCATCTAAACTTTACAACGAAGAAGAAGTAGACGAAGTATCATATGATAATTCAAATTTAGAAAACCCTAAAGCAGCAGATATAAGTAAAGATGGAGACATATCTGATTATGAATTAAAAAGGGGTAAAGCAATAGAAAAAGCAATAGATAAACAAAAAAATAAATAATTATGGGATATCAATTAATAACAGGAGCAGTATCATGTTCATTGGCACCTTCTAAAGGAAGTCACTATACAGGAAGCTTTGTAAAACTACTAATAACAGGAGACGCAGGTGATTCAGAAACCAAAATAGATAGAATAGAATGGGGAAATCTTGTAGAACCAGAATCCTCGTTTACTCCATCAGGAGTAATTACAGGCTCAATGACATTTCCTGCGGGAACAGTTATAGATGGTCCTATAGCAAGATTTAAATATGCAGGTACTGCTAATAATGGAGGTATTTTGGCTTATTATCATAAATTTATAAGTAAAACTGAAGATTACGATTCTTAATGAAACAACTTAGAGAACATATAAAAAAACAAATTTCTCGTTTAATGGAAGAAAAATATCCATTACCTAAAGAACTTGTTGATACTTTAAAACATGATTTAAAACTAAATCCTTTAGTTAGATATGTTGATTTTACTAAAGCAGCAGCAACTGTTCCTCCTTCTTATGAAATTACTCTTACAAATGGAGCTACATTTTTCTTAATTTATGAATCTTTTTCATTAGCAGTTGAAATAGAAGGTAAAAAATATTATTTAGGTGATTTAGAAGAACTTTCTCGTGCTAAACAACACCTTAATAAAATTTTAAAAGAACCACAAATGAATCTTGATAAAGGAGAAGAAGAAGAAACACCTCCTGAGGGAGCACTACCAGATGAAGAAGAATCAACTGAAGATGAACCAACTGAAGAACCAGAAGCATAATGGAATTAAAAGAAGCCTTAGGCGAAATATATAAAAAAGCAAGGGAGCAATTTGACATTCAAAATGTTCCTTCACTCCATCTAAAACAAGATGAGGAAAACGCTCAAGGTATCTTTGGTAAAACAGCATACTATGATCCTTCAAACATGTCTATTGTATTATATATAACAAACAGACATCCAAAAGATATTTGTAGATCATTTGCACATGAATTAATTCACCACCATCAAAATGAAAGAGGTGATTTAGAAATGGGAGATGCCTCTCAAGCAACTTATGCTCAAGATGATCCACACATGAGAAAAATGGAAATGGAAGCATATTTAAAAGGCAATCTTTTATTTAGAGATTGGGAAGATTGGTATAAAAACTATAAAAATACAAATAGAAAATAAATATTTATATTTATAATAAAATAAAAAAATGGCACAAATAAGATCATCATCCGCAGAATTAATTGCATTTTTCGAAACAGGAGATATCCCTACAGCTGATAATTTTAGCGATTTTATCTTATCAACTGCACTTTATGATGGTAGTTTATCACTTATTAGTGGTAGTGTATCTAGTACTGGTTCTTTTGGAACTATTAGATCTGGAAGAATAATACCTTTAAGTGGTTCTACTTCAATAACTCTTTCATCTTCTATAGTTCCTGATGCTACTCACCAACAAAATATAGGTTCTGTTAGTAAAAAAATTAAAAATACATTTATTAATACTGCCTCAATTGATGTTGTAAGTTCTAGTTTAACTCCTAGAGCAACTAATACTTTAAATTTAGGTAGTTCAACCAAACAATGGAGAGATTTACATATAGATGGTACAGCGTTTATTGATACTATTGATAATGCATCTGGAGTTAATATAGTAACAGCATCTTTTACACATGGTATAAGTTCAAGTATTTTACCTGATGTAGATAATCTTTATAATTTAGGTTCTTCAGGAAGAGAATGGAAAGATTTACATATTGATGGAACTGCAAATATAGATTTTGCTTCTATAGATAGTGCATCAATTGGTTTTATAAGTTCTAGTTTAGTACCTTATACTACTAATACTTATAGTTTAGGAACCCCTTCATTTAATTTTAAAGGATTACATGTAAGTGGAACTGCTTTTATTGAAACTCTAAATCTTCCGTCACTACAAAATAATATATTAATTCCTAGTGTTAGTAAAAGTATGGGAATTACGGGATCTATTATCCCCGGAGTAGACGATACTTTTAATTTAGGTTCATCAGATAAAGAGTGGAAAGATTTACATATTGATGGGATAGCAAGAATTGATGCTTTAGGGGCAGCTGCCCACGATACATCAATAGCATACATTCAAGAATTATCAGGATCAAGTGCATCCCCAACTATAACAGCCAGTGTAAATATAATACCAAAAGAAGATAATTTTTATGATTTAGGTAGTTCAACTAAAGAATGGAAAGATTTATACGTTGATGGTATAGCTTATATTGATAATATACAAGGTGTATCTAGTGTAACATCAACATCAGCTTCTATTAGTTATTTATCTGGATCAAGTCCTATAACAGTAGGAGCAGCAATGATTCCTGATTTAGATAATGTTCATAGTTTAGGTTCATCAACTAATAAATTTAAACATTTATTTATTAGTGGTGCTGCAGAAATAGAAAGTTTATTAATAAATAGAGGTGTTAGTTCTAGTTTAATACCTAGTCTAGATGATAACTTTGATTTAGGTAGTTCAACTAAAGAATGGAAAGATTTATATTTAGATGGTACTGCTAATATAGATAATGCAAATTTAGGTACTGTTGCAATAGGTCAAATGACAAGCAATATTCTTCCTTCAACTAATAATACTTTAATTTTAGGTTCTCCTACTAAAAATTGGAAAGCACTTTATGTTACTAATATCACAGCTTCTAATATAAGTGCTAGTGGAGTAGTTAAAGCAACCTCTTTCTTACTTAATGGAACCCCTATAGGAACTTCAACAGATACTTATTGGGCTACAGGTAGTGGAGATAGTATATTTTATAATGGGGGTAATGTTGGATTAGGAGATGCAGCACCCACTAAAAGATTAGTAGTATCAGGAAGTACACAATTTAATGGCTTTGCTGCAGGAATGGGATTTGGAAACGCTACAACAATATCACACAATACAACTGTACCTGAAGGCTTTAATTCAATGCTTTTTACAAGTAATTACAATAACTCAATAACAGTCCAAGCAGGAGTAGATTATACTATAAGTGCAGGAGCTGATGTACGACTGGTTAATATGAGTAATATAGGAAATATTCCACAATCTTTCTACAATGCATAAAAAACAATACATTTTTTTCAAATTAAATTATATTTATAATAAATAAAAAACATATCATGAGTAATATAAACGTAAATACAATAACCCCATTAGCAGGTACATCAGGAACAGTTAGTATATCTGGTTCCTTATTTGTAACGGGTTCAATAACAGCAGAAGGTAATATAAATTTAGGAGATAACGAAAATGATTCAATTAAATTTGTAGCAGATGTAAGTTCAAGTATACTTCCTGACCAAACTATAACTTATGATTTAGGTTCAACTTCTAAAAAATGGAGAAATCTTCATGTTAAAGCGATATCAGCTTCAGGTAATATAAGTGCAAGTGGTACTTTATTAGGAAGTCAAGCAACTATAACAGGTAATATATCGGGTTCATTTATATCCGCAAGTAATGATTTATATGTGGGGGGAAATACTTCAGTAGCAGGAAATGCAACCATTACTGGTAATATATCAGGTTCGTTTATTTCAGCAAGTAATGATTTATATGTAGCAGGAAATACATCAGTAATAGGAAATATAAGTTCAAGTGGAAATATACAAGCAGATGGTAATATAACAACTGGCGAACAAGGATCCCCAGCAGGTAATATACATGCCTATGGAAATCTTATAGCAACAGGAAATATAACAGGTTCGTTTATATCAGCAAGTAATGATTTATATGTAGGTGGAGGTATTTTTGTAGCTAACACAGTATCAGGCCCAACAGATGCTGCTTTTCATTCAGTAAATGGTCATAGAGTAGAAATAAAAACTCAATTACAAGGAGCTTTAGCTAATAATGCATTTGCAGCATTTGAATTAAGAAATACATCTATAGCAGCTAACTCAATAGTGTTAGGTTCAATGACAGGTAATACTGGTGTATTTGCTCATGCTGGAGGATTATCTGGAAACATAACAGGATCTATTATAACAGCAGCAACAACGGCATTATACACAGCCTCAATCCAAATTCATAATGAAACAGGAGGAGAAATACCTAATGATACAGGATTTACAGCTTCATTTATAGTGTTATAATATAAAAAAGTTATGAGTATATTAGGAAATTTATTTTCAGGAGGAGCAGCCGACCTAGTAAAAGGTGTAGGTGGTGTAATAGATAATTTACACACATCTAAAGAAGAAAAATTAGCTGCAGAAGCAAAGATTAAAGCTTTAATAGCAGAACACGAAGCTAAAATGGAACAAAACATAACTGACCGTTGGGCAGCAGACATGAACAGCGACAGTTGGTTAAGTAAAAATGTAAGACCTTTAGTCTTAATATTTTTAGTTGTTTCTACAGTTCTTATGATATTTATAGACGCAGGAACCATTAACTTTAATGTTGAAGCAAAGTGGACAGATTTACTACAATTAGTATTAATAACAGTGATTGGTGCTTACTTTGGTGGGCGTACAATGGAAAAAAGAAAAAAACATAAATAATGAAAAAAATATTACTAACAGAACGATTCCAACAATTAGCAGGTATTAAACCTCTATACGAATTAGATGAATCAATGGAAGTAGAATATGCTGAAAGGGGATGGAAAAGTCAGGTTAGTAAAATAAAAGATAATGACGAAGCTTTAGAATATGCAGCAAAACATTTTGGAGTAGATAAAGATATAATAGCTAAAGGTGATTTTAATAAATTATATCAGGGTAGCCAATATGGAGACGCATTAAATAAAGTACAAGCATTATATAAAGACCCCAAATGGAAATCTCTTACAGCTTCAAAACCATCAGAACCTGAACCTGAAAAGAAAAAACCAGGATTTTTAGGAAAAATGTTTGGTAAAAAATAAATAAATGAAAACTTTAAAAGAAATAGCTACTCAATTAGGATATTTAAAAGAAGATATCATAGGAAAAGACGTAAATCCTGATTTATCCCAAGATGAAAATTCCTTTAAAACATTTAAAAAACCTATTCCTTTAGATTATAGAATAGCAAATAATGATGAAACTATAAAAACAAAAGAAGGTCCTGTTAAAGCTAGAAAAGGCGATTCCATAATGACAGGAACTAAAGGAGAAAATTGGCCTATACCTGCAGACAAATTTAAACAAACATATGATGTTTTAGAAAAAGGCAAAGCAGCTAAGAAAAACATAGAAATATATGCTAAAGAATTATCAGAACCTACTAAAGTTAAAGTAAGTTGGTCAAATGATTTATTAAGTGGTAACCCAGGAGATTATTTAGTACAATATGGAGAGGGGGATTATGGTGTTGTTGAAAAAGGCATATTTAAAGATACTTACTCAACAGTTAAAGAATCACTTCAAGAAAACACAACTGAGTTAGAGGATTTAAAAGGAAACTACCCATCAGGAATGGAGGGTATAGCAAAATATAAAGGTAAAAAATTAGATTGGTTTAGTGACGCTTATCCTCCTAAAATATCATTAGCTAATAAGAATATGGGAAGACTTGATGTTAAATACACACATAATAAATTTGCATTTAGGTTGGACGATATTGTATCTTATGGGGGTCAGGGCTATTTAAGGGATATAATAGGTGGTGGAAAAATACCAGTAGAGCAAAATGTAATTGATGCTTTAAAAAAACAATTTTAAAAAAATAAAAACAAAAATTATGTGTAATTGTAAAGAATGTAAATGTGGAACAACATGCGAATGCACTTGTTGTAATTGCTAAAAACATACAGTCCGATTCATAGCCGGACGATTTTAAAAAATAAGTAAGGATCTGTGGCCCAATCATTTGGATTGGGTCACTTTTTTTTGTATATTAACCAATAAATAAAAAAGAAATATGACTAAAGTAGTAATTGTAGGAGCAGGCGTTGCAGGAGTAAATGCCGCTACAAAATTAGTAGACAATGGGTTTGATGGACAAATTACCATTATTGACATGGGTTTAGATCCATATAGAAGACCAGCAGCAGACGTAATGAGAGGCTTTTTAGGAGCAGGTGGTTGGTCAGATGGTAAATTAACTTACCACACATCCATAGGAGGACAATTGTCTAAATACACAGGTGATGAAAAAGCAATGGAATTGTTTGATCAAGTAATTGATAATTTTAAACGTTTTCACCCCAACCCAGACGAAGTACAATGTTCAAACCCTATAGCAGAACCTGATTTTATCAAACCACATTTTGGTTTACGCTTATTCCCTGTATGGCATGTGGGAACCGATTATCTACATGAAATTGGCAAGAATTGGCACGATTACTTGGTAGAAAAAGGTGTAGAATTTATATGGGAAACTAAAGTAACAGACATCAATTTTGATAGTAATATAGTAATGTATGATGGTGGTTGGGAAGATTATGATGAACTTATATTTGGTGTAGGTAAATCAGGAATTGATTTTGGTAAACAATTAGCTGAAGAATATAAACTACCTACAGAACCTAAGTCAGTACAAATTGGTGTGCGTTTTGAAGCACCACAAGAACATTTTCAAAAATTAATTGACATTAGTTATGATTTTAAATTATATCAAAAGTTTGAAGAAAAAGGCGTATCATTAAGATCATTTTGTACAAATAACAATGCAGCTTACGTTGCAGCTGAACACACTTATGGTGATGTTAGTTACAATGGACATGCTAAAAAAGACGAAGCATATAGAAATGATATGACTAATTTTGGTATATTAATGGAAATTAGAAACATTGATAAACCATTTGACTGGTCAAGAGAAGCGGTAGATAAATTACAACATAAAGGTGTAGGTTTATTTTATTCTCCATCACAAAGAGTACCTTCTAAAACGTCAGAAGGTGATTATGTAGAATGTCATGTTGTAGACAGTATAGACGTTTTATATGATGCAATTGGAGAATATGCACTTCACATTGAAGATTTTATTATGGATTTAGAAAAAGTATTCCCAACATTAGGTAAAGATTGGGGAATTTACATGCCCGAAGTAAAATATTTGTCACCTGAACCTTTAGTTAACTACGATGATTTAAGTTTAACTAGGTTTCCTAATGTTCATTTTGTAGGTGATGCATTATCAGCAAGAGGAATAACAGTGTCAGGAGCACAAGGAACATACGTTGCAGAAGCACTATTAAAACAATAAAAACAATGAAATTAACAAAAGAACAAAAAGAAGCAGCTTTAGCGGAAGAAATCCATAATATTAAAAAATGGGTTAATCCTAAAGGAAAAATAAGAAGAGTATCTAAAATTGAAGAAGATGGTTCTAAAACTATAGCTTTAGCTTTACAGATGGGAGATAGAACAGTATTTCATAGTGAAGAAGGTCCAGCTTTAATTAATAAAGAACAAAAAAGAAAAGAATATTATTTAAATGGTATTGAATTTGTTTATGATGATTGGAATGAAATTATAAAAGGTAAAGAAGGTTTACCTTGGTATAAACAAGCAGCGGCTAAAGGACAAACACATAGAAATTAATATATGAGAATAGGATTTTGTGGAACAATGAGTGTAGGAAAAACTACATTAGTAAATGCATTAAAAGAATTACCTGAATTTAAAGATTATCATTTTAGAACAGAACGTTCAAAACATTTAATGAATTTAGGAATACCTTTAAATACAGACAGTACGTTAAAAGGACAATTAGTTTTTGCTTCTGAAAGAGCAGCTGAACTTATGCAAGAAAAAATAATAACTGACAGAACAGTAATTGATGTTATGGCATTTTGTGAATTATCTAAATCAATGGATAGTGCCCATAAACATTATTTAAATTCTACTTTGTCTTATTTAATAAAAGAATATGATGTTTTATTTTATGTTTCTCCTGAAGGAGTTGAAATAGAAGACAATGGAGTTAGAGAAACAAACTCAGAATACAGAACAGCAATTGATAATAAAATTAAATCATTTGTAGAGATATACAGAAAAAATACTACTACTATTAAGGGTACTGTAGAAGAACGTATAGAGCAAGTTAAAAACACAATAGCTCAATATGTATAATATATAATATGGCTCAATCTAATATAAAACAAATTATAAAACAGGAATACATTAAATGTGCTCAGGATCCTGTCTACTTCATGAAGAAGTATTGTTATATTCAACACCCAACAAGGGGTCGTATTCAATTTAATCTTTTTCCCTTTCAAGAAGGTACATTAAAATTACTTCAAAAGAACGACAGAAGTATTATTTTAAAGTCTAGACAGTTAGGTATTTCAACTTTATCCGCAGGTATTTCATTATGGATGATGTTATTCCAAAAAGATAAAGCAATATTAGTTGTTGCAACTAAACAAGACACAGCAAAAAACTTAGTTACAAAGGTAAAATTTATGTATGATAATTTACCTTCTTGGTTACAAATTGGTTTTGTCGAAAAAAATAAATTAGCATTACGTTTAAATAATGGTTCCCAAATAAAAGCAGTGTCAGCCGCAAGTGATGCTGGTAGATCAGAAGCAATTTCTTTATTAATTATTGATGAGGCTGCCTTTATTGAGGAAAATAGAATTGAAGACATTTGGGGTTCGTCACAACAAACATTATCAACGGGGGGTAAAGCAATAGTATTATCTACACCTAATGGCACAGGTAACTTTTTTCATAGAATGTGGCTTAAAGCTCAAGAAGGAAGAAATGGATTTACTCCTATTAAATTACACTGGAGTGTACATCCAGAAAGAAATCAAGGATGGAGAGATAAACAGGATGATGAGTTAGGAAACAGAATGGCAGCACAAGAATGTGACTGTGATTTTACAACTTCTGGTAATACAGTATTTGATGTTGATCTTTTATCTTACTATGAAAAAACTTTTATATGTGATCCTGTAGAAAAAAGAGGAATAGAAGGTAATTTACATATTTGGGAATATCCAGATTATACAAGAAAATATTTAATTGTAGCCGATGTAGCTAGAGGTGATAGTAAAGATTATTCTGCTTTCCACATTATTGATGTAGAAGAAGCTAAACAAATTGGTGAATTTAAGGGCCAAATTGGCACTAAAGAATTTGGACATATGTTAGTTGCAATTGCAACTGAATATAATAATGCATTACTTGTAGTTGAAAATGCTAATATAGGATGGAATACAATTCAAGTAGTA